ATATTTCATAGTTAATTTCTGACATAATAGCAAATATAAGTAATATTCTAGAATATACCAAAAATAAAAAACCCCCGTAATTGGGGGTTTAAATTATTTTACCACTGTAAACATACCCATTGTCGAATTACCTTGTATTGTTCCGGGTGAAACCGAATATAATTCAAGACCCGATATTCCGTTTTTTAATGATTGTTTATCATAATTTCCTGGTCCGGTAATTGTACCAACCATATATGATGGTGTGGCTTGAGTTATTTTAATTGTATACATTTGACCATCAACGTCTCTTTTAGCATTTACCACTTGACCTGTGGTAAAGTTTGCTGGTTGATGTGTATTTTGTTCTTTTAATAATGATTTATTTAACCTTTGGTTAGCTTCCATTATATTTTGTAATTTTGCGATTCTTTTGTTCATTTTCTAATTGTTTATAAATATAAATATTTCATTTTAAATAAAAAACCCCCGTATTTCTACGAGGGTCTTTTGTATTGTGAATCCTAAGATTATCTTAATGTATTCATATCAAATGTTGCGATACCTTGTACATCGATGATACCAAAGTAACGGTTGTTCACCATTTTCTTTGCGTAACGAGTCATGATACCTTTGATAGGAGTCATTGTGAAAGGATTGTACATTGTTGGAGTCAATTGTAATGGCACATATGGTGCGTATACATAACCTGCATCCAATAAAGATTTTCCTTTATGACCAATCAAGATTTTGTTAGCTGGGAAGTAAGGATCACGGTATACTTGGTAGCGACCTGCCAAAGAACCGATTTTCTCAATACCCATGTTGTAAGAATCTTGCTCAGGAGCTGCGTTTGATACGTGGAAATATTCCAAATCATCAAATACTGCAGAAACTTCAGAAGAAACTACAATCCAGTTAGCACCACCTCTTAAGGTTGTTTTATGGATTTGAGCTGAAATTTGGTTAACTTTAGTAACTAAAGTTTGGTTCCAGTCTTTTTGTGTGTAACCTTGTAAAGTTGCACCACCAGTTCCACCGTATTTCCACTCATTGTAATCCCATTTAGATTTCCATGCTGCACCTTTACGTAAATCACGTAAGATTTCACGGTCAACTTCAGCTGCAATTTGCTCTGATAATAAAGCTGTTAATTCAGCTTCAGCATCAATGTTGTGGAATGCACTAACGTCTTGAGCCAATTCAGGAGACCAGCTAGCTCTTAATTTTCTTTCAGTTACAGAAACTGTTACTGATTCTAAATCAAAAGAAACCTCACCAATTTGATCTTCAAATTCTAAAGTTGCATAACGACGATAAGTCGCTGTAAAGTCATCACCTTGTAATGTTGTAACTGTAATTTCCGTATCTGCAAAACCTTCAGTTGAACTGTAAGTTTGTAAATCAACATTTAAGTAGATTGTACCAGCTTCATCGCAAATATCATTGAATAAGTTACCGTTTGTACCTGCAGATTTTTGTCCGTAAGATACGATACCTTTACCATATTTTTGAGTTACAACGTTGAAAGGTAAGAAAGTTCTACCACTTAACGCATTTGCACGAGGTGCAGTGATTGTTAATGAAGCTAAAAACTCTTCTGTATCCATTTCGTTACCGTCTGGACCAGCTAATTTACCTTGACCTAATCTAGAGAAACCTGTTAACTTTAAGATAACTGATGAAACATCGGTACCTGTAGCGATAGTTACTGCGTTACTTTCAACACCATTTGCAAAAGTTACAATAGATGTACCAGTTAAAGAAACATCAGTGAATGAACCTTTTGAATAATCAAAAAGACCTTCACCTACTGCGTCACTACCTTCGTAGAAACGATCGTAAAGATTCTTAGCACCTGTGTCATAACCTTGACTTGTTGCACCTGTATTTGGATATCCATAAGGAGAATAGTGATTATTACTATTATCTCTTTCTTGGATTTTAGGTACGAAGAAGAACAATTTACCAATTGGTAAGTTCATTGCTTGTACTGATACGATGTCATTCGCTAATAATTTAGAGAATACACGACGGATGATAGGGAAAACTACAGTTTCAAAAGAACCTGAAGAATCTGCTACTGCCGCTTCGTTAATCAAATATGACGCTTGGTTTTCATACAATTGCGCGATATTATCTTTTTGGTGACCTTCTAAGTTTTCTAAGAAACCTAATTCGTCCCATTTTTTAATGGTATCTTCCTTGATAACACGTAAATGTTTTAATCCGATGTTACCAACCATACCTGATTCTAATAATGCTCCCATTTTTAAAATATTTTGTTTTTTTAGTTTATTTTATTTTTGTCATCAAATCTTTCATTCTTTTGAACTGTGGATTTTCGTAAGCTTTTGACTCAGCTAAAACCTCAGTAGAAGTAGATGTTGATGGCATGTTAGTGATTTTTTCAGCCACTGATTCAGTTACAGTTGTTTTAGTACCTAATTCAGTTTTTATTGTGTTGAATAAAGTTTTAGCTTCATTCATAGAGGAAATAGAATCAAATCTCTTTAAAATATTCAATTTCTCTTGTTTTGTTGTAGAATGTTCAGTGAATAAACGAGTAGCGTAAGCTAAGTTTGCGTTGAATACAGCAACTTCATTAAGCTTGTCTTTGAAAAGAATTAAAGCTTTCTTGTATTCAGAATTTTGTTTCTTCAACTTTTCAACTTCTTCGTTCATTTCATGACGACCTGCTTTATATTTTTTACCTTGGTCAGCTGGCTTTCTAACATCGTTACCCAATGTTCTTGCCGCTTCACCAACTTCAACTTCTTTAGCTTCACCTTCAGAAGCTTCTACTTCCTTAACTTCATCTTCGTCTTCACCTAACTCAATTTCATATAAAGTTTCATCCATATCTGTTTCGTCAGAAGTTTCGTCAGTTTCAGTATCTAAATCTGCGTCCATTTCAGAACCCATATCAGTATCTAAATCTGTGTCCATATCTGCATCAACATCAGGAGTTTCCTCACTATCAAGTTTGATGATATACTCATCTTGACCGTCAGCAAATTCAACGTTATTACCATCTTTCTTAACTACAATACCATCTTCTGGTTTCATAGCCTTGAAAACTTTAAGAACCTCATCATCTGAAGCTCCTGTCATGTCCATAACGTCTTCGTCATCCATACCTTCTTCTGGAGATGGTTCAGTACCTAAATCATCCATAGATGTGTCGGTATCGTCACCAGCTTCAGAATCTAAGTCATCGATTCCTTTACTTGGTTCATTATCGAGGTCTGTGTCATCATCTTCAACATCAGTGTCAGCATCTTCACCATCGGTGTCAGCTTCATCATCTGTTGTTACATCATCTTCCTCTTCGTCAGGTTTAGTTTCGTCTTCAGGTTGTTCACCCATTGGATCTAACTTCTCCTCTTCTTCTAACGATTCTTTAAGCAAGTCGCTTAGTTCTTGTTTCATTGTTGAAGCAAGTATACCTTTTGCATTTTGCTTAACAGCTTCTTCAAGGTTTTGCACTTGAAGTAACGCTTGTTCTAAAATAGATTTTTCGCTCATTTGTAAAATTTGTTGTTTTATTACCTTATAAATACTTGGAAATTTGGAAAAATTGACTATTTCAATATTCCCACCCCTAATAAATTAATTATTTAGATAGAAATGTATCTAATCTACCCATTAGTTTTTTCATTCTGTCTTCAACTACGGGTTTTTCAATTGTAGATTCTTGATATTGGTCTCTTTCAGATGGGTCACTAAAAACATATGCACCAGGTGTAGATGGAGATGAAACTAAATCAAAACAAACTAATTCAAAGTCGTCTTGTACAATGTTCTCACCTTTAACTTGTTTAAGTGAACCTACTCCACGTGAAGAGATACCCAAAGTTGCTCCGTTCATTAATAACATAGCCGCTTGGTCTCCTTTGGTAGAAACAATACCCATCTTCTTCCAACCTGGCGAAGTGAATAGTTTTATCTTACCCATAAGGATTTTACCATCCCACCATGTTTCTAGAATTGAATGTGAAATTCTATCTAAATCGATAAGTGAAGATGTTGGGTGATTTAATTCATTTAAAGCTCCACCCTTCTTAATAATTGTTTGGTATTTTTCGTTTTCTCTCTTAAGTAACATCTCAGGATAAATCCTTCCGTTCTTATTCGGAGTGTCGTATTTTTGTAAAACAGCATAAAGAATCATGTCCTGTGAAAAGTCCATGTTCTTCATTTCTGAAATTATTTTTTTATTCTCTTCTGGAGATACGTGACCAGCATCATACTCAATTAATAATCCTCTGCCGGTTTCTTTTGGTCCTAATACCTTCATTTATAGTTTTTATTACTATAAATACATCAATATCTAACTTATTTCTTTGTTTTGTAAAAATTGAATAGTTTTTTATCAGATAACCCTTCATCTATGATATGTTCGAATAAATCATTAATGATTATTTTAACATCTTTTGATTTAATGTCGAATTGATTGTTAACATATAATGTTACCTCCAAATTCATAAAGGACCTCTTTTCTAACTTAATCCCTTTAGTTCTAACATCTAAATCTACAATAGATTGGTCTTTAAAATACGGACTTTTTAAGTTGTAAATTATTTCTTTAATCTTTCTTCTTGATTTTCCAATCAAATGGTTGAAGTCGTCCGTTTCGTTTTCGGGTTGTAACCACGAATTTAATTTAAGATATATGGTTTTCAGATTTTTAAAATCTACGGTACCATAACCGATTTTTACTTCATTGTACGTTCCCAATGGAATATACTTACCAATTTTCATTATAATTTCATATTATTTTTATTTTATGGTGTTTTATAAAAAATAAATAAAATATTTGATTATTCCAAAAATACTTTCATATATTTGTAATATATTTATTTATATATGATTATAATTGATTTACAAAAAGAGAAAAGTATTGAGACTGCGTTAAGAACTTATAAACAAAAAGTTCAGAAAACAAAACAAGTTCAAAAATTAAGGGAGAGACAACAGTTTGTTAAACCTTCTGTTAAGAAAAGAACTGAAAAATTGAAAGCGGTATATCTACAACAAAAAAGAAATGGACTTAGTTAAGTCCATTTTTTAATTCTGTTAATCTGTAATAATTTAATTTGGATGGGAACATTTCGTTAACCTCATCTTTCACTTTCTTTAATTTAGTTGATAAATCAGTTTCATTTGATTCACTTATAAGTGTAGATACTTGATTGATAATAGATTCCTTTAATTCAGTTGTTTTAGTTAATACATCTTCATGAGATAAAGAAAGGATGTTCTTTAACTCTTCTTTTTGTTGTTCCGATAATGTATTAGAATAAAGAACATTAAAGTTATTTGTTAAAACGGCATTTAATAAATTTTCATTTGGTATTAATGTTGAATCTTTAGATTCTTTAATTTCCTTTTTAGTTGTTAAATGTTCTACTAATTTCTTCTTTGCAATTACTTTCTTTTCAATATTAGATAATTTATCGTTTTCTATTAATACGTCTAAAGAACTATAAATTTCATTTTCATTAATTGTCTCTACATTAATCATTTTATTTAATGATGTACAAAATGTTGTTAAATCTTCCATTTGTTGTTTTAAGATTCCAATAACCCCCTCGACATATAATTTTGCAGTTTCTTTATCTTCAATATATTTGTTTTCAATTTCTTCATAGAACAAATACATTTCTTTAAAATCTTTGTTTTCTTTAATTGTAGTTAGTATATCCTTTATCTCGGCTTTATTTTCATTAGCGTAAGACTCAGTTAATTTAGTTAATAATTTACTTTTTATTGTTCCGAATTTGTTCATTTTTAGTCATTTAAAATATCCTTCAATTTATTCTCTATCTCATAAATATTCTGTTGTGCGCGTTTCATATCAAATAGTGAGCTAAAATCTTCTTTCTCTTCACCTAACATACCTAATATTTTAGATTTCTTTGATTTAGATTCACTTAACGGTGGTTCTCCTCCACCTGCTGCTGGTGGTTCAGGTGCTCCACCGCCACCCATATCCATACCACCTCCTTCAGGATTTTCACCACCCAATGCACCGGCAGCTTCAAGTTTTTCTCTCTCTTCTTCAGGGATTCCGTATTTGGAATCAACCTCATCGAACACACCTGATCGTTTAATAATATTCTGTGTATTAGTTAATTCAAAACCTATAGCTCTTTCTAAACGTTGTTGTTGTAAATCAAGTACGACTTCACTGTCACTAAACCCTAAAATATTCTTCTTTGCCCATGTATGCGACACCGGCAAGATACCAACTTGTGACTGGTCGGAAGTCGCATCTTTGTAAAGTGTTACCTTTTCCTTCCACTGCTCAAGCCTTAACAAATCAGATTGTGCTGATGGGTTAGTTAATGATAAAGTAAAATTATTCAATTCATCTTCCATACCTAAAAGATATAAATGAATTAATGCAACTTTATTTAACTCTTGTATTAATGATTTTTGTATTTTATTAATTGTTCTTGCAAAACGGATATCCATTAATGCAAGATTCTTTCCGTCACCAACTACTTCTTCAAATCCTAAAAATGCTTTAGGAATACGAAGTGCTGCTAACATTTTCTTTTGAATATATTCAATGTCAGCAATTTCACCTAAGTTTTGTGCACCAGGTAAAGTTTCAATTGGCATTGTTTGAGATGCATCACGAACAGGAACAAAATAATCTTGGTCAACTGCCATTTGATTATATCTCATATCCACCTGACCATTACGTGGGTCGGCTATTGGACTACGTTTAAATTTATTTGCAACTTTTTGTACGTAAGATTCAATATCTTTATCGTCCATATTACCAACAAATATTTTAAACACACGTCTTTCGGGTGCTCTTGATGTTCTATAGATTAACATTGCATCTTCAGCAAGTAAAAGTTGTTTCCAAATTCTTCTAATTTTATCTAACATAGAAGTTCCATAAGGAAGTTTTCTATCATCACCTAATAATCTAAAGTGAGCGACTTCCCATGCTTGAAATTCCAAATCTTTATTCTTCCATTGAAATCTTAATTCACGTGTTGGAACTTTAATATCATGAGGTCCTGCGGTTTTTGTTCCAGCACCTTCGATTCTTTCAATTTCAATATTTGGTAATTGTTGAACTCCAACAATACCTTTTTCAGGGTCAATCTTTAAATAAACAAAATCATCACCGTACTTAGACATACCACGAGCCCACATTTGTAGGTTAGTATTGATATCCATTTTTGTGTGGAATAAATCTTGAAGTATTGATTTAATTCTATCTGATTCAGAATATATTGTAAGGATTTCACCCTTCTCTGACATTGTAGTTGATTCTTCAGCGTATATATCTAACGCTGCTGAAACTTCAGGAGTAAACTCCATAGATTCATAGTCGTAGTATGCTGCCATTCTATTCGGTTCATAATAAACCGATTGATTATAAAGAGATTGATCTAATTTTGTCCACTTGTCAGCAATGTATTGACTCTGTTGAGCCTGTAACATTGCCTTTTCATAATCTTCTTTACTATCCGTTTTTAATAATTCATCTTTGTTGAAATTAAATGATGGTGCCTGATCAGCTTTAATTTGACCCGGAAAACCAAACATTCTTGTTAGTTTCTGAAAGACGGTAGGATTTTGATTTGCCATTCTATATAAATACTTTTCTTTATAATATAAACTAAATATTTGGTATTTGGAATATTATTTAGATTTCCCAAATAACCACATATGTTCTTTATATGCGTCTTTAGGTACGTTTGTTGGGTTGTCTTTGTGATAAATGTCGTTAGTGTCCATACCCATAGCCCCTATTTGGTCAAAAGATGAACCATAAGAATAATGAGTTTTGGCCGGTTCGTAAGTTCTTTCAGACATAACCCATGAATCTATCATTGCTTTATTTTTGGAATCATTTTTTTGTAATTGATTGAATGAAATATCACCAGCATATAATGCCATAGACATACTCATAATTGAGTCATCGTGCATTCCTTTCATATGGTCAGGTCTTCCATTCAGATAAACAAACGTATTGAGTTCATTTAATAATCTACTAGACCTTACTAAAAATCCTTTTCTAAGTTGTTCTTCAAAGGCCGCCACGATTTGGGTTCTTTTATTGTTAAAACTAATTCCTGGTATTTTATCTAAAGCCTTTTTATTGTATTCCCAAATGTTCTGTGTGTTAATACCATCAATGAATAAACTTTTATAATTCATTTCTTGTAACTTTCTAGATGTTGCAACTCCCATACCACCTGTGATATCAATTACAATGAAAGCGTCATATAAAATACCCCATTTGTATGCTATATTCGCCAAATCATCTGGAGGTATTTTACCAATATATTCAACAACTTGTTCTCTATCGTCAAAATCAATAATATTAATTGATGAAAAGTCCTCACTATCCCCTCTACTAACATCCACACCCATAATATAACGATGACCTTCAATTGGTTCTTTCCATTGCCAGAAAGTACCTTGCATGTATTTTTCTTTAGGAATACGAATCATATTTTTTGCTATGTTCTCTTGAATATCAGTAGGTATAACCCCATCACCTGAACCTAAGAAATCACATTCCAACTCCTGAGCAATTTTACGTCTATCGTATTTGAATTTTTTAGACATTGATTCAAACCAAGATGAAAATGGTTTATAACCATCCTCAATTAGTTTATTGTACTCTTTCATATCAAAATCATGTAGAACAACTTCATCATCATTATATTGTTCTCTATTCAACATGTAGTGACAGATGTCTTGACATTTAACCCAACGTAAATCTTTGGTGTAACGAGGGTCTTTAAACCATCTTAAATCAGTTATATGGAAATCATTGATTCCACGTAATGCTTGGTCGTAAACACCGTAATAGATAGCATCATAACCATTTGGTGTGGAGATAAGAATAATCTTACCACCCGTTGATAGGGATGCCATAGATGCCGCCCAAAAATCATCACCCGCTTCAATATATGCAGCCTCATCAAATACAAGTATGGTAGGTGTATAACCACGAAGGGCATCCGCCGATGTTGCAACCGCCTTAACCTCACAACCATTATTTAATCTAAATCTACTTTCTGAGTTTTTATCAGGTGAGAACCCAACATTAATCCAATCAGGCCATTGTTCTATGAAATGTCTAACCTTATTAGCCATCTCCACCGCGGTATCACGTTTGTTCGCGATAAGTAGAACCCTTTCAGGATTATCAGGTTTTGCTAATTGTAATTTTTTTGATAACCATGCTGCAGTTACAGTTGTAACTCCAGCTTGTCTATACTTTCTTGTAATGTTTTCGTTGTAATTTTCGTAATCGTTAATTAATTGAATTTGGTCCTCAAACAAATCCATCGGGACATACTTCTTCTGTGTATTGTCAAACGTTTGAAGGTATGTTCTAAGGGCGTATGGGGTATCTTTAATAATCTTAGCATACTCCATTAATTGTTCTGCTCTGGTATTCATATATGTATAAATACAAAAAAAGGTGGTTATTGTAAACCACCTTTGTATTATTTCGTAGGTCTATCTAAACCTAACTCTTTAAAGAGGTCATCATCGTCATCCTCTTCGTCATTATCATTAGATAAACTAATACCAGGTATTCCTGATATAAAATCTTTTAATTCATTGTTATCTGTTTCATCGGAAACATTATTTAAATCCTCATCAAATTCCGCCATTGTCTGTTCGTAATCGTAATTGTTAATGTCTTCTTCAATTGCTCTTACTAAAGTTTCCATTAAACGATTTCCACTTTCAGAGTTAGAAACAACTTCCTTCATAAACACTAAAAACTCTTTTGCTGGTTTTTTGAAAATATGTTGGAAAACCATTAATTGAATAATTGATTTTGTTTCGTCAGTTAATACATCTTCAGGAAATTTAGACCTAATTCTATCCCAAATTACAGGTCCTAAACGTAAATCCCACATTTCTTTTTCTAATGTATCTTCACTATCTTCAATTGCTGTAAAATCTTCTTCATTACCTTCTTCATCTCTTTTTCTACCGTGTAATGCAACCAACTCTAATGTTCCTTTAATTAATTCATGTATTAAAACTGGAAAGTTTACCGCTCTTGCTTTAACCGTTGGTGGGTCTGTTTGTCTATCAACATCTTCTCTACCTGCAATCGCACCCGCCTGTCCCATTGATTTCATAGTTTCATCAGGTAATTGCCAATATAATGCGTCATTTACTGACATCATAATACCGTACAATCCAATGATTCTATCATTACCCACAATTTCTCTAACTCTATCTTCAACATAATGATACATATAGTGACCTCTTTTAGATGCCCCCTGTATAATTGTATTAATAAATCTTCTTTTTGCTTTCTCTAAATTAAGATTTTCTAAATCATTAACGATTTCAATTTCATTACCAAAATTCATTTCCTCTTCACCACCCTCTTCGTCACCACCTTGTTCTTCCTCATCATGACCAAAATCTTCAGGGTTAAATTCACCCATACCAATAATTCTTGCATCATATTGAACTGAACCTTCTGGAATACCTAATTCTTTTTTAACTAAATCTACCGCTAACGCTTCCAATTCTCTTCTATGATTTTGTTCAAACGATAAAATTTGATTATGAGCACTCATCATTTGTTGCATCAATGGGCTCATACCTTGCATACCACTTATAGTTGAATTGGTACCCGTATATTGTCTCATTTTCTCAACAACTTGTTTATATCTTTCTGAAGCTAAAAGTTCTTGGAAGTTCTTATTAGGTTCATTTCCCGTCTGTGGTAATGGTATTTTTTTCAACGGAGTTTCTCCCGATGATAATTTATCTTGTACCCCTTGGTCAGGTCTATCTTGTGAATCAAAGTCCATCGGCATTTCGTTCAAATTTTCTTTGATTAAAGATAAGAGTTTTTTCTTAGATATTCTCATTATTAGTTAACTTTTTTTTCTTCCGCCATTTTAGCCTTTGGTTTTGGGTTTGGTCCCGGGCCAGGTTGTTTAAAAGGAGTTTTTCTTGGGTCTTCTCTTCTTGTCGGTGTAGGTCTTGTACCTGGTTTTGTTTGTGGTGCAGGTTTACTTGGTGCTGTTTTTGGTTCAGCATCTACAATTGCATCATATGACATAAACTCAGGAATACCGTTGTGTCCCTTTTTAACTTTAGGTCCGTGTTGAACCATTGTATTTGACTCGGTAAGTTTAGTTTGGATAAGTTCCATAATTTCGCTTTTAGACGTAAAACTATGAAATTCTTTATTCTCTACCAAACCTTTAACCCAATTTTTTACTTCTTTAATATCTTCTTTTTTACACTTACATTTAGATTCCACCTTTCCACAATCATCACATTTTTTAATATTTTTAAGTTGTGGAAAATCTTCTTTAGATTTCTCTAACGCCTTTTCACTTCTTTCATTGTGATAATCACCTTCTTCCACATCTTCTTCTTTTTTCTTTTTATGACCGTTAAAATTTGGACTAGGTCGTTTTTCTGGTTTATAAGGATTTTTTTTCATTCTTTCTTTTGATTCGTTGTCTTTTTTCCAACTATTGACAAAATCTTCATGTGCTTTATCGATTTCGTGGTCCTCAGGTTCTCTACCTAAATCTTTACTTAATTTATCTTTAATTACACCAAGCATAAGACCATTTAATGATTCATCCACTTCTCCCTCTTCAGTTTCACCTTCTTCTTTTTTCTTTGGTGTAGATTTCTTTTTAGGAGAACTTGATTTTTTAGGTGTTCCTCCAAATAGAGAGGTACTACTTGATTTTGAACCTTTTACGGTTAAACCCATATCAGCCTCATTTACATCTTCTTTAGCTTCACCTTTCTTTTCTTTGTTTAAAATTGCAAAGTCCTCAGCATCAATTTCACCGTTATGGTTTTTATCAATGTTCTTTTGTTTACCCTTTAATTCCTCTTCAACCTCAACCTCAGTATTTGGGTCATTTGCCAAATCTTTTAATTTTTGATCTGTTTTTAATTTGTCAGCATCAATAACAATTCTTTCATGTAAATCTGAAAGTTGTTTATCACTAAATCTAACCAATGTTTTTTCAGAAAATCCTTCTTTGATTAACTGACTAACTATAACGTCTCTTTTCATAATTCTTTGATTTTAATTTCTTCGTTTAATAAACTATAATTCCTATTTTTTAATTTTTTTGTGACAGATTCAATTGGTTCCCCGAATTTAAATGTTAATCTTTCAAATTCGTTATCAAAATCGAACTTTTCCCATGCCAATGATATTACACCATCTACGGCATCAATAACTCCGAAAAAATCGGAGTTTTGTATAAGTTCTAATTGTAAATCTGTATCTTTTAATAATCCAACTACATCAACATATTCGACGTCAGGTGATTTAGACCTTGAGACAGACGATGCAGGTATTGCAAACCAATCTCCCATGTCAATTTCGGTACTTTCACTAAATACGAATTCGTACTGTTTTTGACCTTTGTAATCCGAACCGATTTCATTGACATATATAAGATGCATTTATTTAAAGTATTTGTGTAAAGTTTGACTAATACTACTATTGATTTCATTCTTGATTTCATCTAAATCAAGTTCTTGAATATTATCTTCGTTATATTCGTCACCTGTTTCTTTAATTGAGTATTTTGATAAATCAATTTCATCTGTGTCCATTGGGGTTTCAACAAATTCTTCTAATGAACCCATAGCATCGTATTCACCCATTTCAGCTTCAGGTTCTACTGCTGGTTCCTCAGAAGGAACTTCCGCACTTGGTTCTTCTGAACCCATTCCACCTTCTTCTTCCTCTCTTTCAAATTTCTTAGCAACATCTTCAATATCTTCATCAGATAATTTATCCAAATCAACCGCCGAAATAATCATATTTAAAATATATTTGATATCGTCACTTTCCATTCTATCATGTAAATCTCTTAATTCTTGACCTAATTTACCCGCATATTTTTGAGCTTCAGCCATATAACTTGAACGTTTTCCCATATCTTCTCCACCATCTGTTGGAGGTGTTTCTGAAGGTACAGAACCGCCATCTGTTGGTGCAGCATCGGGTGCTGGTTGAGTTGACATATCGTCCACAGGTGCCTCAGGAGCATCCATAGATGGTTCTGGCATTGGCATTTCTTCTTGTGGTTTGTTTTGTTTTAAAACATACTTTGTTGCTTCTTGTAATTCGTCTTGACCTTTTAACAATTCAAGTCTCTTAAAAGCATCACCATAAGATGAAAATTTGTTTTTGTTTTTCATAAACATTCCACCGATATAATCAAGCGATTGCTCATTTAAACCTCTTTTAACATAGTATGCGTCTTTCTCTCTCACAATACCATATACACCACCTGTTTTTGATTCCTGAACTAATTCAGCCTTCATAGATGATGATTTCTTATTATTGTTGTAGTATGTTAACTCAAGAATCCTTTTTAATTTCTCATCTGAGTTAAGTTTTTCACTACCAAGTGGTTTTATTTCTGCCATTTTATAAATTGTTAGATATACTTATTCTTATCCTATAAATACATAGATATATAGAAAAAAATAGGTATAGTTATTGTTCTACAGACAATTTTTTATCTGTTAGTGTTATTTTAAGTTTTAATAATTTCCCAATGTATCCGTTTCGTCTTAATAATTTGAATGTTAGATTCTCGTAAGAGTACTCCCCACCTGAATCTAATCCACTTTGTCTAAACGATTTAATCTTAGCTCTGATGTTCTCAATATCATTTAATACGTCCACACCCTTATTCCCCTTTTCAACGATTTTATCTATTTTCTTTATATACTCCTCTCCCTTTTGAAGAATCATTCTATCATCAATATTAGGGTTCTTTTGTTCAGGTTCAATAATCCATTTGTTATGTAAGATAGAATAAACGCCAGATGAAACGTGTTCTTCATTGACGTCTTGTACGTATAATTCAACGTCATATCCTTTAATTACGATATCATGTTTTTCATTCCAAATATTCTTTTTAGCATCAAAAAACTCTTTAAGAATTTCAGAATTGTATTTAGATTCTTTATAATCAATTACAATATGTAGGTCAACATCGGAAAAATTTGACCAATTGTAATTAGCCAATGAACCAGTTAAAACAATATCGTGTATGAAAAATTCAACTCCAAGGGATTCAATAAAGTCATCCGAAATTTTTAATAATGCGATTTTAATATCATCACGCATCAAAAATTTACCTTTATCCCCCTCAAAAATTTGATTAGATAAGGTATCTTTAGATTTAAAAGATTTGATAATTTTCTTATCACCTTTTTTATCTTCAATTAATTCTTCAAATAAACTCATCCTTGTTTTGTATACTTATGACTTTTGGCGATATTCTCGTTGAAGTATTTTCCGTGGGATTCGGCTAACCTAAATTTGGTGAACTTCTGCCAAGGAACTTTATTGTATACATAAATACTTCCGTTGTTAAAAACGACGGTTAAGTCCTCTGTTTCTGTATTGTATGTTGATTCTTTAAGGTTGGAAGATTGGATAGTAACTGTAATAAGTTTACCCTCAATTTTTTCTGATATGATACCCATAGTATATTGTTTATATATTATAGATAATAAATATCAAAAAATAAACCCCTCATTTAGAGGGGTTTAAATTTAATTAGATACTTTTTACTTTTTTATAAGTAAAGTTGTTTGAAATGTTCTGATTAAAGAACTTTCCTTGTGACTTAGCCAATCTAAACTTAGTAAATGTTGTTGATGGTACATTTTGGTACTCATAGGCAACTCCACTGTTGAACAAAACTCGTAAGTTTTCTTTTAAAGTGTCGTAAGACGCAGATTTAAGACTAGTTGATTTAATTGAGGCATAAATCATTTTTCCGTTGATTTTTTCTTTTTTTACTGACATGGTGTATAATTTTATATTACTAATTTAAGAAATAAAATTGATAAAAAAAAATTAATTCAAAGAAATTTGTCTTTCTAATGATTTTTTCCTGTCAATCGGTAAAACCAACTCTAATACTCCGTTCTCAACTTTACCTAAAATATCTTTTTCTCTCACATCATCAGGTATGTTATAAGATTTAATGAAACTACCAATAAAGTGACGTGTTTTATCACCTTCAATTTTTTCATACGAAATCTTTAGTATACCATCTTTTGTTGTGATTTTTATGTCTTCCTTGGTCAAACCTGGAACACATATTGAAACTTTATATTCAGTTTCATTTTTGGCGATGTTAGTTTCAGGTGTAGATAAGAATCTGTTGTTATCTAATCCTGTAAAAAATGGGTCTTTAAATAATGTAATCATAGTTATATGTTTTTTTATTTTAATAACAAATACTTTACCAACATATATTTTTGGACAACTTGTCATTATATTTAAAAACTTTTTGACAATTTGTCTCACGTTTGTTTTTTAGTATTATTTGTGTTATGTTTGTATTGAATTAAACTTATATCATATGTCAGTAGATTTTTTTGAAGATGGTCCAACCACAAACCCAAAGAAAGTTAGAAAAGGTTCTAACACCCCAATTTTAGATAACTTCTCTCGTGATCTTATTAAGATGGCCGAGGAAGGTAAGATTGACCCTATTGTTGGTAGGGACGTTGAAGTAAAAAGAATTGCACAAATTCTATCTCGTAAAAAGAAAAACAACGCAGTTATTGTTGGTGACGCTGGTGTCGGTAAATCTGCATTAGTTGAGAAACTTGCGTTAATGATTCACAAAGGTGATTGCCCAACAAATCTTTTAGATAAAAGAATTATGTCTTTGGATTTAACATCACTTGTTGCTGGAACAAAATATCGTGGTCAATTTGAAGAAAGAATTAAGGCAATTTTAAATGAGTTGGTTGAAGCACCGAACGTAATTGTTTTTATTGATGAACTTCATACCATGGTTGGTGCAGGAAATGCGAGTGGTTCTATGGATGCCGCAAATATTCTTAAACCAGCATTAGCAAGAGGTGAAATACAATGTATTGGTGCAACAACTTTTGATGAATTTAAAAAACACATTGAAAAAGACAGTGCGCTCGTTAGAAGATTTCAAAAAATAATCCTAAAGGAACCAACAGAGTTAGAGACAATTGAAATTTTAAAAAATCTAACAACATCATATCAAGATTTTCATAAAGTAACGTATGAGGATGGTGTAATTGAAGTAATTGTAAGGTTAGCAGGAAGATACATAACCGAAAGACAATTTCCCGATAAGGCAATTGACGTATTAGATGAATTGGGTTCTGAAAAAAGAATATCAACAAGAATTCCTGAATCAATTGAAAAATTAAAATTTCAAATTGATGAAATCAAAGAGAAAAAAATACAAGTTGTTAAAAGTCAGAATTACGAACAAGCGGCAAAATTGAGAGACGAAGAAAAGAAAGTAGTTACTAAACTTGAAGATGAGAAATATAAATGGTCTGAAAAACAAAAAGACAATAAGATACCAATTACTATTGATAATGTTTATGAAATCATTTCTCAAATGACAGGGGTTCCAATTAGTAAACTTGATGCAAAAGAAACTCAAAAGTTATTACAACTCGAGGATTTGTTATCTGAAAAAGTTATTGGTCAACCTGAAGCGATTTCTACAATATCAAGGTCAATCAGAAGAAATAGAGTAGGTATTAAAGACGCGAATAAACCTATTGGTTCATTCATATTCTTAGGTTCAACTGGTGTAGGTAAAACTTATCTTGCTAAAACATTAGCACAATACTTGTTTGGTGATGAAGATAAAATCATTCGTGTTGATATGAGTGAATATATGGATAGACACAACGTATCAAAATTAATTGGTTCTCCCCCAGGTTTTGTTGGGTATGATGAAGGAGGTCAGTTAACCGAGAAAGTTAAAAATAACCCCTTCTCTGTCATTTTATTTGATGAAATTGAGAAAGCACATAAAGACGTGTTCAACATACTATTACAAATTTTAGATGAAGGTCATTTAACTGATTCATTTGGTAGAAAAGTTAATTTTACAAATTGTTTGGTTATTATGACATCTAACATTGGGGCGAAACGTGTTTCTGAATTTGGTGGTGGTGTTGGATTTAGTACATCATCAAGCGAAGTTCAAAAATATGAAGTTAGAAAAACAATGATACAAAAAGCGTTGAAACAACATTTTAATCCTGAGTTTTTAAATCGTATTGATGACATAATCTTATTTAATGCACTGAACGAAGAAACATTGAAAAAAATTATTGACCTTGAAATTAATAGATTGTCGAATAGATTAAAAGATAAAGGATATAAAGTTAATTTTGATAAAACAGTCACCAATAGAGTATTTGAATTAAATTCGCAAGAAGAATATGGAGCTAGACCAGTAAAAAGAATTATTCAAAATCTTTGTGAGGATTTTTTAAGTGAAGAAATTTTAAAAGGTAATATTGTTGAGGGTAAATTAATAAATCTCAAATATAAAGACGAAAAATTAACAATCTCAAAAAAATAATTTTAAGTTTTATGGATAAAAATTTATGGGTTTTTGGTGATTCGTTTACTTCATCGTTTAAATTACAAAAAGAAGGTAAAGTTTCGTATGATTATGTAAAATACAAAGGGTACCCACCGAAAGTTTTTTCTGAAATTATAAGTGAAACCATCAATATAAACTTAATTGATAAATCTATTGCGGGAACATGTAATCAAACAATATTTCATTGGTTTGTTGATAATATAAATCGAATAAATGATGGTGATATTGTTATTTTTGGTTGGACCCAAAATATGAGATTTAATGCTGCAACAAAAGATAATAGACTTTTTCCTATTTTAATTGGCGGTGCAAATGAAAAAGTTTACAATTTTATTGATGTTTCATTTGAATCATTAGTTGATTTATCAATGAATAGATTAAAATATTCAGTTTTTTGGACTGAGGTTACCGACTACATTAAGGTCATTAATCATATTTTAAAAAATAATTTGGTTTACCATTGGACATGGGTCGACCCATCTAACGATTATCAATTAGATAATGATGATTACCAAAAAGAATTTTATGATTTTTTAATTCCGTTTAAAAAACGTCCTTCTATTACAATTGAAACCAATAATCTTGTTGATGATTTTCATTGGGGGGAAGAGGCTCATAAAGATTTTGCGATTGAAATTTTAAAATATATCGAATTAAATAAAAATTTTAATAAATAGTTGACTTTTTAGTAAAGTTATATATATTTATATCACTATAGGTTCTCTTTGTCGATAACCTTTTCGTTTCTTAAATTAAGTGGGGTTGAACCCACCGAAAGACCTTAAACCCCGACATCTCGTTGGGGTTTTTTTATGGAATTTGGTTTTATCGTTAAACTTTCGTATATTTACTATATATGAAAAAATTAACATTTATCTTAGCTCTTGGTGTAGCACTTACACTAACAGCATGTGGTTCAGGGTCAGCCGCAACAGAAACAACGGACTCTACAATGGCTCCTGTTGCAGATACAACTGCAGTAGTTGCTGATTCAACAGTGGCACCTGTAACAGGTGGTGAAGTAAAAACTGAAATACCACAAAAATAAGAAATCGGGGTTGGTTTCATACTGACCCCAATTTTTTAATTCTAAATCTCTCCTATGGATAGTGTAAACGAAGCTCAGGGCGAATTAATATTATTAAGAGGGTTACCTGGTTCTGGTAAATCAACGTTAGCTAAAATCATATTACAACTTAGAAGTACAGATGAACCTGAGGTTTTATCGGCTGATGATTTTTTTATCAACGAAAATAGTGAATACGATTTTGATTCACAAAAAATAAAAGAAGCGCATAACTATTGTCAATTTAGATGTTCAGAAAGGATGAGACAACAAAAGGCAAGGATAGTTGTTGCAAATACTTTTACTCAAGAATGGGAAATGGACGAATATTTTAAAATGGCAGAAAGGTACAATTATCGTGTTCATACGGTGGTTGTTGAAAATAGACATGGTAATGAAAATGTTCACGGAGTTCCCGAAGATAAACTTCAACAAATGAAGAATAGATTTCAAGTTAAACTTTAATGAGTCAATTTATTTCTTCTTATGTTAAAACAATTAACCCAAAACCAAAGATGAAATTTCACGCTAACTTACATAGAAACCAATGGTTAATATATCCATTACCTTTTGTTTATTTTTATTTTGAAACATGTCAACCCGATTCTCATGTATCAATTTGGAAAAACAAAATGTGTGGAGTATATTTGTCCTTTAATTGGTTGAAACATACCTACAACATCGGATTTCACAAAACAATAAACTAATGTTAGAAATTTTAGAGAAATATTATACTGATGGTTTGTTGCATAAACAAACACATCCTACTAAAGATTTGACTATATGGAATTATTCTCCTAAAGTTCAATATGAGCGTCTTTGGGATGAAATAACTATTATGTGCCGTGGATTGGTTACCAATTCAAAAGGTGAGATTGTTGCAAGACCATTTAAGAAATTTTTTAACTACGAAGAACATAAACCAGAAGAAATACCTAATGAAGATTATGTGGTCTATGAAAAGATGGATGGATCGTTAGGTATTCTTTTTAATTATGAAAATGAATGGATATTATCAACACGCGGATCCTTCACATCACAACAGGCAATTAAGGGTAAAGAAATTCTTGATAAGAAATATGATGTTAGTTCATTAAGAAAAGACAACACATATTTGTTTGAAATAATTTTCAAAGAAAACCGAATAGTAGTAAATTACGGTGATGAAGAAAAGTTAGTTTTACTTGGTGCCATTCATACTGAAAGTGGAAATGAAGTTCCTGACAGTTCTTTATTCTTTATGCAAGAAGGTGGTTGGGAATTAGTAATGACATATAAAACATGGGGAGAAGGATATGATTTACTTAAAGAAGAAATACAAAAGGATAGAGAGGGATATGTAATTAAATTTAAGAATGGTTTTCGTATGAAAATCAAAGGGGAAGAGTATAAAAGATTACATAAAATATTAACCAATTTTTCATCCAAAGATATTTGGGAATTATTGAGGGATGGAAAACCTATGGATGAATTTTTAGATAGGGTACCTGATGAATTTTACAAGTGGGTTAAACAACAAGTGAGTTCTTTTGAATATGCCAAATACAGAATTG